ATCAATCGCATCAGCGATGCAGTCAAAAGCTCCTGCTGTCCACTCTTCTACAGACTGCGATGGATTCGGATCTAGCGTGACCCATACCATTCCACCGTGTTTTACTTCGCAATGCAATTGTGGTTCAACAGTTACTATAGGCGCAGCCAGTGTACCACTAGGTGCCCAACTGCCATAATTGCGATATGCTCGAACACCGTTACCTGTGTTGTATGCAATAACATTAACGCCTGCTATTTGCGTTGTTCGATAGTCTAATTCGTTACGCATTTCAGAAATGTGACACATAGGGATCCAAACCTTACTAAAGATTTGTTCCATCTCTTGGTCATGGATTTGCTGGTTATTATAGCATTCGCTTGAGATATATTCTATGTTCGGTGTCTCTAACCACTTCTTATGATTTCTTGGCGGCATATAGCTCTCCTTTAATTATATCTCTATTTATATAACAGCTTATAAAAGTTACCACTTTTCTGTTTCTAGGTAAGTGGCCAACCCACAGATTACGCAGCTAAGCGCATCTCAGGAGCAAAGTTATCGTTTGCATTTAGTCATGTCTTGCGTTAACCCAGCTTGCGCGGGATAGCTCCACGTTCCTATCCAATATCCGTCGATCCTATTTCGCCCCCATCATAAGAACACTATTCGAACCAAAGGAGAAAATCCATGCTTCCTGTAATCTTGTATAAGACAAACATCATCATACAAAACCACAATAGCCAAAATAACCAAAAGCCTAAAAACCTGTACACTTTTTCCATAGGCAAATACTTTTCAAGTAATGTAGTAATGTCCCACACATATCTAAATTGTATGATCCAACAAAACCATCTTATGTATTTGTTAGGTGTATTTTCTTTAGTTATCTTAACCATGATCTCCTAGTGTGCTTATGGTGGAGGCGGCGGGTACTGCCCCCGCGTCCGGCCTATCTTTCAGTCTGTTTCATCACTATAATATTATATATTATATCACACTCTTCTGAGAATGTAAACATATAAATAAAGTAAAGAGCGAATTATATTTTCAATTGATATAGACTATGGCAATACTTATTTAGAGGTTACCATGGTAGATCCAGTATCAGCATTAGCAACGGCTTCTGCTGCATTCGGCGTACTGAAAAAGGGCTTTGCAATCGGTAGAGATATCGAGTCCATGGCAGGTGACCTTGGGCGCTGGATGTCAGCTATGTCTGATTTAAGTGAAGCTGAAAAGCAGGCAAAAAATCCTCCAATATTTAAGAAACTAGCCTTTAAGGGTTCAGTTGAACAAGAAGCAATGGAAATATTTGCTGCTAAGAAAAAAGCAGAACAAATGAGAGAAGAACTTAAAAATTATATTGGGTTTACTTTAGGTCGTAGTGCATGGGACGAACTAGTTCGTATGGAAGGAACAATTCGTAAGGAGCGCCAAGAAACAATTTACAAACAGGCAGCTAGACGTAGAAAGTTTTTAGAAGCAGTAGCTATTGTATTAGCTATTATATTATTTGCTGGATCGTTTATCGGTCTTCTTTGGTTTGCCATTTCGTTAAATTAGGTGTTACATGAAATTGTATGTCATAATAGGTAATAGCCTACTCATCTTATTCTTTATATTGTTTTTATCATTTGCTGCATATATACCAACAGCTAATGCTGTTGATTGGACTCCTATGCAAAAGTTATGGAGAGGAATGGTTGAAGAAAAGCGAATGACTACATGTCGTTTAGCTAAGAGAAAAGTAGTAAAAGAACAAAAAATATGTTTGTACGAAGGTGCAAATAAGACAAGAGAAACCATTTTCGTAGATAAATTTGAGCAGTGCCCTAGAACTTTATCTTGCGTATATGAGCCAGATAAAGATGCTCCTAGTATTTTAGAAATGATGGAAAGTTTAGAAGAGAGCTTAAAGTGAAACATGTATTTTTGTTATTGGTATATTTAGGTACAGGAGATTCTAGACAAGTTGTTAGCCAAGATATGTTTTTTAGAGACTTAAATAGCTGTAATTGGTATGCATCTAAAATAGTAAAAACTTATGGTAATTATAGCTATTCACAATTTATAGATCCAAGAGATAGAGTAACTGCTTATTGTCTACCAAAATATGTAGACGTTGGAGATGAGAGAGTAAATCTTTATGATTGAAATTAATGACATAATTAAATTAAAAATTACTAATATGAGAGAAAAGCGAGATCTTCTAAATCACAATGGCGACTTAGAAGATCGAATAGATGATATCAAACTTAGAATTTATAAGATGAAAATAGACTTAGGACATTCAGTTCCAACAGAACCAATGGTTATTAACCCTAAGATTCAGAATCATGCACGTAAAGTTGAATCAGCGCATAATGCAAAACCTTCATTAAGTCTTTCCGAGCGTCTGCGGCAGAACCCTTCTTTCCATAACGCTGCGCGTACTTAAGAACATTACCAATACAAAAACCCGTGCCATGACCACCGTCAATAATAAACTCTGTGGCTTGGAAGTTATCTTTTGAATAGTGACCACCATATGTGGAATCAATATAGTCTTTAAATTCAGCAATTAATTCTGCTTCATTAAATTTATATTGAATTTTTGGTATTGTTACAGAAGGTGTTGACCGATTTAGATCGCGTATCATTTATTTCTCCCAACGATAAAAGATGTGGTCTTTGATGCGTATAGTGCGTGTCTTTGTTTCTGCCCAAGCGGGCTGAACATATGTTGCATGATAGTGTGTTGCGCCTTTAGTGAAATCTTTCATAGGTGATCTACCTACAACCTTAAAGGCGATTATACGAGCCAACTCATAAACATCTAAATCATACTCAGGAATAATATCTGACTTTCCATCACAATACCAACTAAATTGACAGCGGTTTTTGATTGGATAATATGTTCCTGGTGTTTTCCAAGATTCACGAGTTGGTCCTTGCTCAACTACACCACAATATGTATTTGGATAACGATCATCAAGAACGCGATTACGAGTTACTAAAGCTACAGCAATCATACCTTTAGTCGGTTGATTGCGAGCTTCCCAATAGATATTATCAGCAAGACAATTAACTTGAGCATCTAAATCAGTATGATGACCAGCAAATGCAGATTTGCCTGTAACAAATCCGCCTACGAATGCTGCAGTGCAGCCAATGACAAAGAGATGTTTAAGCATGGAAAAACAACTCGTCTGTTGCAAGCTTTTCAACCAGGCGAAGCTTTGACTGAAGACCTTTGATAACTTTTTCGTTTTGTATTGGACGATTGTATTCTTCTTCAATCCAACGTGGAAGAACACGAAGTTGACGAGCAATTGATTCTTGCTTTTCTTTAGAACTCATAGAAAGAATCATACGCTTGAAGGCTGCATTCGAGATTGGCTTAGACATTTTGATTTCCTCTTTTCATTTTATAGATATATTATACACTATTCTGGCACAAATGTACACAAAAAAGTGCATTTACATATTTAATGAAATCAATCACTTGTAATTTTTTTTATAAGAGGAAATATTTTTATTAAAGAATTAGCACATGCTACAGCAATTTCTCTGTGCTCTTTTTGTGTTTCTATGCCAGATCTAAGTTCAATGTAATGCATCCATGATCTAAGAGTACCATTCATGTAAATACGAGATTCCATATTACCTTCTGGCAAAACGGCTCTAGCTTGTTCTTTAGCTATACCGTTATCGATAGCCCATTTATATGCTTTCTTAGATACTACTGCTACTTCAGATTGCTGTTTCAGCCATTCAAGTCTTAGATCGGCATCATCAGTCTCAATACTGTTTTGTCTATTTTTGTGATCTTGAAGACGAGCATCCTTAAACATAAACTTAAGATCTTCTGTAGGATCTGCATAGCGCTGACTAAATTCTTGGAATGAGAATGATCTATGTCTTAAGATTTGACGAGCAATATCTCGAGTAGTTTCAATCTCTAGGCAAGCGCTAACCATTTCAAACGGCGACCAGTGCTTGTGTTTAGCGAGGTACGTGAGGAGTCTTTCGGACGTTTCATGGTTTGTTTGGTTGGACGGATTCGAGACACGGGCGCAATAAGCGACGAGCTCTTGTAAATCTTCACCGACATAAAGTTCTCCTTCTACTGGTTGACTATAGCTAATTAGTCTTACGTTCATCGTTACGCCACTCTTCATATTGCTTCATACGATCAATTGTTTCTTTATTTTTCTTAATGGTTTCTTCTGTCATGCCACACCAATCACATTCTACTCCTTTTTCAAAGGACATAATATCCTGCTGTGCATGACAATAATGTTGCCACCAATTTTCTTTTGGTGGAATTTTAGTATAAAAGGGTGTCATAGCTTAAAATCTCCAAATTTTTCTGATGAAACTCTTTGACCAGATTGAGAGTTATCAAATACAGGAGTATCATCAGTTAAAGTTTGCTCTTGCTCATCAACGTCATATAATCTCATTTTTGATCTATCAACGCCAATAACAAAACGTTTATGTTGAGTTGGATCATTATATCTATTTTTCAATTGTTTTACCATTAGTTGACCCATTTGCTCTAGTTCTTCCGTCGAGATAAGAGCGAACATAAGATCCGCCGTAGCTGGTAGACCGAAAGACTCAGATGTATCCTCCAAACCAACATCCGAATTTGAAAACCCAGAACGAGTCGTTTGTGTAGCTGACCATAAAGGCACATCAAATTCCACTGCAAGACCTCGAAGCTCTTCTGCAATTGCTTTAATATACGTGTAAGAATTGATCGATCCTCCCATTGCTTTCATTCTTGAAGAAGAACAAATGTTTAAGTAATCAATAAAAATAACATCAGGTTCAAATTGCTTCTTTAGTTTTAGTTCATTTAGTAAAGCTCTAAAATGACCTACATGAGCAGATCCAGTTGGATACTCTTTAACAATTAGTTTGCCATTTGTTTTAGTTGCAAGATTATTTATCTTAGTAGTAAACAAGTCTTTTGATAAATTTTCTAATTGATCAATAGGAACATTCAAAAGATTAGCATCTATACGTTCAGCAATTCTTTCTTCAGCCATTTCCATAGTAATGTATAGTACATTACGACCTTCTGTTAATGCAGCAGAAGCAAGGTGACACATATAGAGAGACTTGCCGACACCAGTACCTGCAAGGCAGATATTAAGAGTCTTGCTCGGTACACCTCCCTTTGTAATTCGGTTAAAGTAATCGAGATCAAAGGGGATTCGGTCTTCTTCTGTGTGGTAGAATTCATAACGTTCTTCAACATTTTCAATGTAATCATGTCCAACATTTTTGTCAAATGAAACTCCTAATGCTTTGGATAAAATATCAGGTAATGCATTTTTAGTAAGTGCTTCATGCTTACCATCAATAATAGAAATCGATTCCATAACAGCGTTATATAATGCGCGATCTTGACACCATTTTTCTGTAGCATCAAGTAGCCAATCTTGATCAATTATATCTGTACTAAACAATTGAGGAATAATATCCATAGACATTTGAAATTGTTCGTCAGACATATTCGAAGACTCTTGTAACTCAATAACGAGAGTCTCTGAAGTTGGAAGCTTATTATACTTGCCAACGTACTTACCGGCTTCCTTGAAAAGAGACCGATAAGCACCTTGGAAATAATCTGGCTTGATGAAAGGTAACACTTTACGCATGTACTTTTCATCAGTAAGAAGATTGCGAAGAATCGTTTGTTCTATATTAGCTTTCAAGAGTACCTTCTTCTTTCATTTTAGCACGAATTTTTGTTGCTGATATATCATGTATTTCTTTACCAAGATCATGCTCAGTAAATGTATAACCAACATTTCGCCCATAACTAACGTTAACTATATTTGGTACTTGTATTATAACATAGTCTACAGCACTTGTAAACCCTTCTTTATTTAATTCAATAGAAATTCTGGATGAAACTTCATTAATATCAAATGGGTTCTCATCATCTGTAGAAACAATTCTAATCATAATGCAAACTTGACCAGTAATAGCATGAGCTCTTTTAAAAAGCTCTGTATGACCATCATGCCATGGCTGCCATCTTCCTAGCATTTGAACAGTAGGCTTTTTCCAATCAAATGACATAGTTATTAATCTCCTCCGCAATTGCTAATATTTGTTGGTCAGTTAGGTAATTATCAATTACCCAATCTACAAGTGCTGGTTTTTCAAATATTTCATTAGTGTCTTCAAATTTACTTGCACTAATAGTATTTAACCAAATAACTAAATCGGGATTAAAGGCTTCTCTTGTTGCTCGAGTAGGACAGACAAAATCGCAGATAACAATTCTGTTATGAGATTTTTCATAATCAGCATATGTTTTCATACGATTTGCCTGTCTTACTCTTCCTTCAGGAGAGAAGTCCCAGTCATTAGTCATTGATCTAACGCTATCGGCATTAAACCAAGCACAGTCTAAATAAGACTGTAATCTTTTAGCTAGCCATGTTTTACCTGAGCCAGGTAACCCCATTACTAATATCTTCATTATTTTAATTTTTCTTTGATTTCTTCTACACGACTTTCCATCCAATTAATAGCAGTATGAATATGCCCTGTATCTTGAGGCTGGAGTTGTGACTTTGCGTATGCAATCTCTTCCATTAAAATAACTAAACGATCAACTTCAGACGTTTTACTCATC